CTGTCCCTGTAAGCTTTCTATACTCACTAGGGCTAACACCTGTAGCTATGACGAACTCTGCCATTTTCTTAGCATGATCTTCAGCTACTTTTTTCCTTTTGGGTCTGTCGCTCCAAGTAGCTCTAGCGCTTGCTTCTGAGAAACCTTCTCGGTGTCTTCGAATTTGTAGTCTGGATTTTCCTGCTTCATAGCTACATAGTAAAGAACTCTAAGAGCCCTGCCTTTTGGCTGTCCGTCTGAGAAGATTTCATCTATGCTGCGACCTACTAGTAGTTCTATTTCTTCTACTTGCCCTAGTGTCATTTCGTCGAAGTTCATCATCTTATTTATATCTTTCCTGTGCGTTCATATTCTTTAGTAATTAGTTCTTCTAGTTGCTTGAAATACGTGTCATAGATTTCTTCTCTAGTGTAACCCAGGGCTTTGACAAAGAAAGGCTGCGGCGCTATGTGTCTTTTATACCAGCCCCAATGGATAGGGTTAGCATAAGGTACTCCAGATTTACCGCTTCTGTTATTGCCGGCTCTAATAGTGATCTTGCTAGAAGCAGTAGCACCTATTCTGATACTATCCCTAAGCGCGCCTGTGCGAACCGGGACTAGATTACGTGCCTCATTTACAACCAGCTGACCGGACTCCTGCCCTGCCTTCTTGATTTCTTCTTTAGGAGCCCCCACGTTCTTTAGAGCGCGGTTTATCTCCCTGAGGTTAGTGACCTTTATTCCCGGTTCAACAGCCATAATTAGGCAGTTACTACTGTAACCCCATAGAACTCGGAGCTATCTGCATCATTAGGTGTAGTTACAACTCTAAGGGTAACTGAGAAGGTTGAAGTCTCGTTACTGTTTAGGGTTAGCGGTGGGAGTTCGTTGAACTTGACCACGCCTGAATAGTGAGGTTCTGATGTGGAAGCTTCAGCATTACCATTAGGAGCAATTACGAAAGTTGCAGTAGTTCCAAAGTTAGCCCAAAGAACTCGATAGAGAGAGTCTGCATCACCGGAGGTAACACCTTCTAGACCTAGAGCCCACTCTCCGCCTACGCGCTGTTCGCAGAAGGTTTGAACATCTCCAGGAGCATCTCCCAGGGTTAGCTCTACCATGTTTACAGCGCAGGCATATTCGACATCTGCAATAAGGAACTTGATGTTCTCTGCGACAATTCTTGTGTTAGTCATTTGATGACCTTTCTAAATAGTTATTTCTAGCTCGACTGAGATATTAGCCGATAGGTATTCAGCGTTATTTGTTTGTAAGTTGTAGGGTTCGTTTACTCGAATCACTCGAGCGTATCGCGGCATAGCATTTAGAACATCGTGTATTGCCTGATCTAGATTCTCTGTAGCCTTTTTATTAGTAGCAGTAGAAGCTATGACCACTAGCTCTAGATTTAGATCGTACTGAGTGCCTAGAGTGCTAGGTGTTAGATAGGGAGAGGCGGCGTTTATTATTACTATCGGCGGCGTTATGCGCTCAGGAACATAATCTAAAACCCTAATGCTGGCTGCCTCTAAATCGAGCTTGAACTCTGCCTTAGAGATTGTTATTTCGTTACTCATATTGCATAGCCAACATAGGGATTCAGCAGCGGATAGACAGCGCCCATAGGGTCTTTTGCAACCCTAATAGCTGTTCCGTCCATACTTGCAAACTGTGCCACTCCATTAGGCGCTGAACGCCTGTGGAATAGCTCTGAGGAACAGATAAGCGTAGCCTGCCTGTGAATCTCATCTGGGACAGCAGTAATCACGCCAACATAGTTCGCAACCTGAGCAGTTCCAGCACTTAGACAGGACTCTATAAAAGTGCCTGTTTCATCTGTCCCTACATAGGCTTGAAGTTCTGCCAGCGTGACTACTGTTGTCATTTAGATTCCTTAGTCTACGATGTCTAGCTCAACGATTGCACTGGCGAATGGTGTAGTAATCGCCATGTATCCGTAAACGCTCACAGAATCTGTAAGGGTCGTAATGTCACCGTCTGTCAAACGAACAGGAGCGCCCGGAGACTCGAAGGACTGGATAGCCTGGCTGTTTGCCATGTAGACCTTGTTAGCGGTCATCGCTGGATCTACAATCAGTGGCAAGCCAAGTAGTCTGCCTGATAGTCCAGGAAGGTTAGCGGTTCCAATGTTGTTGAAGCCCTGACCGTCTTGTAGAACTACTGGGCGACCGTCAGTGCCAACTACAGTCATCAAGAACTTGTAAGCCTCTGGAGAGGCAACAATAGCCTCTGGGCGAAGTCCGGTGTTCTCGAAGATGTAAGTAGCGCCGTCAGTGATACCACCGATTAGAGCCGATACAGTTCCAGCAGATACGTCGAAGACCTTGCCGGTGTAGCTAAGTCCCTCAACGTGAGCAACGAAAGCAGTGTTAGAAGCGTTTGCATAAGCAATAGTTAGCGCCTGGAATACGGTATTTAGGTAATCAACTGTCGAACGCTCGATGGTCTGCTTCGAGAAGCTTGTGTAGCCTCCATAGGTCTTGACTGCTGCTGAGGTGTTAGCAATAGTCAAGTTACCGAATGACAGGGCTTCATTCTCTGGGTCTTGTTCTCCGACTGCAATAGTGTTAGCAGTTACAGAAGCATACTCAACACTCAAGCCTGAGCCTGGAAGCGCTGCGCGCGAGAAGGCTGATAGAGCCGGGCGGTTGTCGTTGATTAGGTTGTTGATCTGACCGACAAAAGCAGCGGTTGTTACTGTGTTAGCAGTAGTCGAAGCTGCGCGAGCAAGCTCAATAGCCTCTGCATCGCCGTCTAGTAGTTTCTTAGCAAACTCGCCCTGAGAGCGAATCTCTGAGCCGATTACTTTAGGTGTTTCAATAGTTAGTCCTGCTTCAACGACTCGGCGCAATTCAGCAACCTCATCTTGAACAGAACGGACTTCTAGTTCTATGTTCTCTGACATTAAGTCTCTTTCTTCTGTTTGGGTTTCGAGGGCTTCAACATCTTGTTGATCTTCTCTAACCTCGGTTATGTTTGCACCAGCGAAAGCCGGAAACGGCACGACAGAAACCTCTTTTAGGTCTATGAGTGTCCGAGTTATCAGCGAGCCATCTCTATCATGTTCGATAGGCATGAACCCTACTGAGAATTTATTTAGTGCGCCGTCGCGCATAAGAGTCAAAACTTCATCGCCCCTAGAGGTCTGGCTTACTTTGGCTGTGATCTCGTAGCCTGCATCTGTTTCTCTGCCTGAGATAACTTTGCCGATTGGCTCTTCGTGACCGTAGAACAACTTGACATCTTCGACTGAGTCAATAGCGCCCGGCGCGAAGCGCTCCTGAATACCGCCACCGATAGAAGCCTCCTGATTATAGGGAACAGCTAACCCGGTAATTGTTCTTTCCTCGACAGCATCTAGTGATAGCGCTGCTTCTCTAATTTCAATTTCAGACATCTAAGCCCTCTCTTTGTCTTACTTCCTCAGCAGTTAGGATACCTGCGGCGATAGCGGTTGAATAGTAGTTATAGCGTGTAGCAACATCTGCCCCGAATAGGTGCTGATAGTCAAATTCGACTCGAGTGCCTCTAGGCAGGCAGTTGCTTAGCGCATCTGTAATAGCGTCTGTATAGCCCATAAGAGTGTGCCTGAAAAAGACAGCATTTTCATCTAGCAGGTTTGAATAGGTGTCTGAGCCGCCTGGAACTGTCGAGAGAAGTAGCCGCGCTGGAATACCGAATAGTCGAGCTATGTTTACTGTACTCTGCTCTACTGTGTCTGTGAATAGTGCCTCACGGGGAGAGAGCGAGATAGCCTGATAGTCGAAGCCGTTACCTAGAACTGCGATCTGTCTGTTCTGCTGCTTATTGTGCCAGTTGTTAGTAATCGTATCGGCTTGCTCGGCGTTTACCTGCTGCCCGGTCTTGAGGATACCTGTAGGTACACCTGCTTGGTTGAACCAGTTCTTCGCGTAGTCGCGTAGGTCTAGGGCTGCTGAGATGTCTTTCCTGCAAGACTCAATAGGGCTAATGCCTCTAAGGTTGCCTGTCTTTGTAAAGAGCCTTATGTGCTCCATTTCGTTTCTTCTGTAGGTAACACCTTGATAGCTGTAGTAAACTCCCTGATTCAAGTCCTGATCGTTTACATAGGCTACGGATACAGCAGAAGCAGGTAACAGGGTTAGATTGTTTACTTGCCCGTTTGACCCAAAGCTCTTGTGCCAGAAGGCATTACCCTCTAGTGCCAGTGAGGTAACTGTCTGAAATAGGAAGTCGCGCCTGTTGCTGTTGATGTCTGGCTTATTTACTAAGACAGGATTCTCAACTCTGAAATCCATGCCGGTTGCGTAACGATAAGTCTCAATAGGCATTTTAGAAATTGGAGTAGCAATTATCTGTATTGACCTGTAGACAGCCGTAAGAGTTAGCGCGGTGTCCGCTGTAACAGTAGCGTCTGACCTAGTAGGTATCGTAGGTTGCGCTGCTCGCTTTTCTGAAGGCGCGCCTGTCAGTCTTTGCCATAGTGTTGCCATGCACCTATCCTAATTACATTAGTGTAATTTAGAATACACCAATTTGGGCGTGTTGTGCTCTTTCACTTACATAAGTTGCGAAAATAGTTGCCATTAGTGCGTCTACTTC